TTCTTGCTGTTTGCTAGTAATGAAAATACGCTCTCTGTAATGCGAGCTTCTAACCAATCTTTTGAACGAATTACGTCAATGAACTCTCCATTGGTTGTCTTGCTATCAGAAGTAATGAGAACGCCACCTTCTTGGATGTAGGCATTACCATTAGCATCCTCCACGCTATTAATCTCAGAGGTTTCTAGGCCTGAATTAGAGATTCCATTTAGGTTCTTGAAGGTCCATGTGATTGTGCCTGGTGCATATGGTGCGCACGCGCCTACCCATGCTTCCGCAGGATATTCTCCAGGTTGGTTACTAACCATGACCACTGTGCGATCTGAATTCAATGCGCCAGCATATACAGTTTGATCATCAGTAGATACAAAGTACATTTTTTCTTGAGTATCTACCCAACCAGAAAGCTCTTCGACTTCATCAGCTCCATTTTCTGTAGTCAGCAAGAAGTAGAAATCGTTATGATCCACAATCAGTGTGTTTAGAGCATCGGTTAAGTCAGATGGAACACTTCCTCCTGCTGTGTCGTAAGTAACGCCATGAATAGCGATCTTTTCTACTTTGGGTTCCTGGCCAAATACAGCAGAAGCAATATCATATTCAGGAGTACCTGAATTGAAATCAGCAGCCACTTCTTCAATGCTTGCGTATTCTTTGTATTCAAACGTGCCACTCGTAGAAAAAACTCAGTGGCATGCCGAAACCTTTTTGACTGGTTCCTTGGGTGTTTGAGGTGATATTCACCGTCACATACCTGTTCGACATGTGCTTCACTCCTTCTTATTCAAAATAAAAAGCCACCCCAAGGGCGACTACTTAATCCATTCTTGATTCAGTTCTACGTTGTCAATATCCTCAACAGTGTAAGATACTTCACCTTTGACTCTCAGCCGAACATCAAATCCTTGTTTTCGTTCATAAGTTACATCACCTAAGTATCGTGTCGCGATTCTGAATGGGATCCATCGAAACAACGATGATGTCCTTACCCTCCAACTCATAATACCCGGCTGTTTTCAGCCAACTATAAGCATTTAATGCGAGATCAACAGATTCGTCATCGTCTGTTCCATAAGAAGTTATTGAGACCGAAATCTCTGGATTGGTCACTTCCCTGATCTCCACACCATCTTGCACATTAGATGTGTACTCATTCGGGTTCATAGAGTCATTGGCTAATAAACTTGTGAATTTCAAGCTTAAATAGGGTGTGTTAGGCTTTTTCTCGGATTGTTCAGCTAATATGGTTAGATTGCCTGTGTAGTTATACAATCCGCCAACTAAGGTGTTTCGTATCGTCTTGTAATCAATCATTCTATTCACCTATTCGTTTTGCGAAATAAATATAGACGTCAGCTTGCTGTGAGTAATCTTTCTCAGCATGAATGGTGTAGGTGTTTCCATCGTACTTAATCTCGCTTCCCATTTTCAGAGGGAGAGCTGTGTAGATTTTACGATCATGTACAGAATAGGTACCGCCTTCAGAGAACTTGAGGTCATCTGTAGATAGGGGCAATATAATCCCTTGTTGATCGACCGTACCAGGACCACTTTCCTCATACTTCCCTGTTTGTTTGTTCCATGTGCCAGTTGAGTAAGTGATTTTTTGAAAGGTTACAAGGTATTCGGAAGGTAATTCCATTAAATCCCCACCAGTCGCCAAGTGATAGATTGTCTCATGCGCCCGGAGTCGATCAACGGATTAGAGCTTCCTTTCCGTTCAACGGTCATGTCTGAATTCTCAGGGCTTGATATATCTTTAATTGTCTCCTGGATATCGGAAGACATTTTGGCTCCTATTTGATTCAACATGTCCCTTGACCTCATACGACCACCAATCACTTTCTCCAGACGTTTCTCAGTGAATTTAATCCAGGCTTTTTCTTGCTCATCGAATGTAGTTCTAATGAATGAACGTTCTGGAATGTTGATCTGCTCGGTTTCCTTCTTTAACGGATACCCTATAGCTGCAAGATATCCTCTCATAGCATCTGTTACATCTATCTGAACACCATACTCATGCACTCTGGCAATCATTAAAACGTGAGAGTCATCTTTTCCGAAGACCCCCACTTCTAATTTTGCTTTTCGTATCACATTTAGATCACTCAGCAACTGCGGTACTCGACTTTTGTCAGTTACCTTCATGCTAAAACACCACCAAATTAATGCCTTTGGAACCGAGCGCGATCTTCAAGAGTCTATTATACTCTTTTCCGTACTCGGTCCCTTCTAGGCCATTGGATTTTGATTCTTCACCAGGAGACTTATACGATGTCTGTAAATCACCAATCTTCTGAGTCTCTGGGCGACGATAATCGAGTGTAGCAAAGTGCGCTGCAAGATACCTTTGAAGTTTTTCGTGATATTTGTCAGGCACCTTGTGCTTCTCCATCTCAAGCTTCGCATCATCAATATACATTTCTAATGTTGTTACCTCAACCTTATTAAGGTGCTTAGCAATCGATCTCACTCGATCTGCTGTTGTGTCGGCCATGATTATTCACCGCCTTTTTGGTCACCTTCAGGAGCTTCTGTTAGCTCTTTAATCTGTGTGTCGACAGCTTCTAATACAGTTTTGCGGTTTTTATCTGCTTGCTCATCTGCCTTAAACTCATTAAGGAGATCTAAACTGAATGTGTCCGCAACCATATCAATCGCTTCATCTGCATTGAGGTCCGTGATCTTCACATAATCCTGTTCAGACTTTTCTGAATCACTTTCTCCTCCAAGCTCAAAGATCTCTCCGGACTTAACCAACTCAGCGTTCAACGGATGAGATTTAAAATGGTTCCAGTCTTTTTCTTTTATATCATTAACACCAGGCAAAACGCGGACTGTGCCGCGATGCCTAACGTATTTACCTTTATTGTGTACTAGCATTAAATACCATCTCCTCTCGCAATAGCCATTGGATAACGAATGATAACTCCACCACAACGCTCTTCTACAGCGAACTTCCAACGCGGGAAGCTCCACTCTGGCTCATGACGCTCAATATCCATAGGAACAAGAAGCTCAATCACTTCTCGCGAAGAATCTAGAGCTAGCATAGCATTACCGCCGCTTTGGCCAACACCTTCAAGCTCAGGAGCTCGAACAATACGTTCAAACCAACCTTGACTACGGATGTACTGCATGATCGTTTGGTTATTGTATTGGTTATACGGAGCTTCTAACGCTTCGTATTGATCAGGCGGAAGTGCTAGTGTGTCTGCATTGTGACCTGGCAATTTCTCAATTTTGGCACGAAGAGAACGAATGTCAGCGATGATTTGTTCACCTTTTTTGTTCGTCCACTCTGTGTCAGTGCCTCCATCTGTCGCGGGCTCTACAGGTTCAATCTGAATCCCCTCAGCGTTGGCTAGGCCTTGGATATTATAATCACTGTCGCCGATCCATGTAAGACGATTCTCTTTTTCAGAAACCGCACGACGAGCAACCCCAGCCTTTGAAGCATCTACTGATGTTCCTGTTAGCTGTGCCTGGCGTTGTTCCTGAACCGTGTATGTGAACCCGGTTACGATAGAATAAATGCGTTGGAATACGCGTCTCATATCAGTGTCAACAAGTGGAATGTCGTCACTGCTATTCCCTAGAATCTTTGCTACACCTGAGCGAGTCATAACGTTGTATGCGTAAGTTTCCGCACCTTCAGCAACGTCACCCTTAACATCTAGAATCTGACGCGCTGTGAGCTCCTCATACTTTGGTGTATATAACGTGTTATCGATGACTTCTAAATCTAAAGCACGAAATTTCCCTTGTGCTGCATCATTGGTCATTGTCATGTCTATTCATCCCCCTTATGGTAAGTTAATTTCTAATTGCGCTAGATCGCCTGATACTGCTGATGTCTTAAATACACCAACCACACCAGAAATTGCAGTAGTTGCTGTGGTTGACGGACGGAAATCTCCTGACGCATCATCAGCTACAGCCTGACCGCCTTTTGTTACATCTTCAAGAACTTCAACCCAAATGCGACCACGACGTAAAAACGACACCGGATCATTGGCATCATATTGACCAACAATGTCGTCGTTTACATCTTGAACTCTGTATTCAGTTACTTCATCAGAGATTGCAATTCCTACAACGCTACCTGCAGCACCGTCATAAGTATCGACTTTATTCGGATTAGCACTGTTGTATTGAACAGCACGCCCCCAATCGATAACGGCTGATGCAGCACCTGTGTCTGCTCGGTGGTCATGATAAGAAGCTATACGACCTTTGCCGATAGGCTCCTGCATGTATTGATCATATTGTGTAATTCCTGGCATTGCTCATTCCTCCCTTATTGTTTTTGGCTCGTTTGTTCTTTGACGTTCATACGCTTAGCACGCATATCGTCATAAGTCTTTTGCTTAGTTTGACCAGCGCCTGTTTTTAAAGAATTTGAACCAGTTGAACTAAAACCGTCTTGCTTTACTTTCTGTACAGTAGCATCATAAAAAGCGTTGATGTAATCCTCCGTCTTTTCATCTGCTTTAAATTCAGAATCAGCCGTCTGGATCACAGCAACCTTGATATCTTTATCTGTTTTACCAGTGAAGTCATAATCGTCACCGAGATACGTGCGCGCGCTATCCACAAGGACTACACGCTCTTGGACAGCTTTATCTAGAGCGTCTTGAGACATCTGGTTTTTCTTAGCCTCATCAAGATCACTTTCTAGCTTCTTCACTTTCTTATCCAAAGCATCATTGGTGCCCTCGAGTGAATCAACTTTCTTGTTCTTTTCCTCAGCTGTTTCGAGTTTCGCGGATAGTGTGTCGATACGTGATTTAATCACTGGATCTACTTCATACTCTTTTCCATCTAACTTAATTGTTGGCATTTCAGAACGCCCTCCTTTTTTATCTTCTTTACTGTCTACTTCCCATGCCATTGAATCATTACGGATGCTAGCCTCAGGACCAACACGACCATGTTCAACAATGGCAATATGGTTCACGTCAATATTCATTTGTCTGTACTGATAATCTTGGCCATCATAGTTACCTTGCTCTGCGACAAGATCTGTTTCAAAGCCTAAGCTAATTTCTCGCTTTCGACCTTCCAGTACATCTTCGATCAAGCCTTTATCAAACACCGTAATTGTGACCATCACCGTGTTATGCCTGACCTCTGAATCAGTATGAGAGAACCCTTTTCCGTAAGCTTTTACATTGTCCAGGTCAACTTTCTCGTTAGGGTGGCCATCAGTTACTGGCTTTGCTATTACACCTTGGATGACCTGATCCCCAAAGATATCGTCAGGGTGCTTGAGCTCGTATTGAACGGATCCGTCTGACCTCTGGTATGGATAAACACCAGGCTTAACCAAAGAGGCTTTCACAGTTAGGTATCCGTTGCTTTGTTCTTCCACATCATGAATCATTGCTTTATCAAAGCGCTGCTTTTTCAAGTCTTAAACACCCCCTTTCAGAGCAAAATAAAAAAGCCTCTTATTTGGAGACTTTGTTTCGAGCTACAGCTGCGTTACCCCACAGCATAACTTCTTCTAGTTTTGTCATAGCCAATGCTTTTTCTCGGCTATCTGGTAGCTCTTCTTCTAGCTTGTATGCGAGTTTTTTGCATTCGTCTCGCACAAAATCATGCTTATCTGCAGCAACTTCATCAGCTGGGTGAAAACCCAAAGTTATTTTCAATTCGTTACTTTCGCTGGATTCATTCGTCTCCTCCTTCAATAACTTTTTTAAACTTGAGATATTTCCTCAGGAGTTCCTTCGTATTCCTTTAGTGATGTGTACATCCCCTAATGACTTACTTGTTTACATATCTCATCCTATCCCTCCTCT